AAGACCACAGAGGGTCAGATTTTGTTTCTTGGGTATTGCTGGTCCAACTGTGACAAGCCGTTCACACAGATCACCGAACACGTGTGGCGCGCGCCGAGAGAGGCTCAGCTTCTGTGTAATCACGCCCTGGTGTGTAAGAAGGAATTCCTCACTCGGTACATGGAACGGGACGGTGTCGTGTACTGGAAGCACAGGAACGATCACACCCTTTCCGACTGGCTCCGGGACACGGACATGTTCAAGTGTGTCACGACGAAGGCGTTCATCAACCAAAATCGCGCCGAGCTCGGCAGTAACAACGGTAACTACGACTTGGGTGGCAGAGCGTGTGATTTTTCCTCTCAGGGTACAGTATGATCGCGCTCAGAGTTGGTGTGACGCTCCTCGTCGTCGCGTTGATCCTACTTTTGCGACGCCGGACGCGTCTCGTGTATCAACCCTACCTCTTGACCCTTCGCGACTCGACAGACCGGCACCAAGAGTTTTTCGCGAAGTACAATCAACACGGCGTCCCGATCGATGTCGTGTACGGGGTCGACACAAAGAGTATCGCCAAGGCGCGATTGTTCGAACGACAGGTCGACAGTGCCTACATGAAGAAAGCCGTGGAAATGCACTACAACCCCTCGGTTCGTCGCCCGAACATCACGTATTTCAACCTCGGCGCGATCGGGGCGATGCAAGGACACCTGAGCGTGTTCGACCGCGCCCGTCGCGAAGGCGTGAAATATGCATTGGTCATAGAGGACAACGTGATGATTCACGACTCGTCGTTTTTTGGTGAAATTCAAAACACAATCGACGCGCTCGGTGATGATTTCGAGATGGTGTTCTTCCACTGCCTTTCTCGGTTCCCAGACCAAGAAGGGCATCGACCCGGCTTCGAAAAGTTGCGATGGATCAGTTCGATGAAATGTTACCTGATGCACGTCCCTAATATGGAGAAATACGTTTCAAAATATGTACCACAAAACAATCACATCGATCACAAGGTTGAAGATTTGATCGCCGCCGGTGCTAGGGTTTTTTACCGCGATTTGCGTCAGTATATTTCTATAGATAGGTCAAAGTCGTCTACAATAGGGCATTCAAAACACGACGATCCAGACTTCTTTTCCCGCCAATTTCCAAACGCAAGTGCCCAGGCGCTCGCCGGTGGCTTCTAACGACGAGTCACAGCTCGTCACATTTGACAGACAAAAATCTTCCCCCACCCTTTCAAAATCAAAAATTTTGAAAGACCGGGACACTACTTCGCGACGCGACCACGCCCGTGAAAACGCAAAGCAACACACGCACGCGTCGACGCGCAACCACACAACCATCATGCCGTCCTTCATCCCCGCGAAGGAATTCAGGAATCTGCGCATCGACCACGGCTCCAAGACGATCGCCACCATCATGGCGGAGCACGTCGACAACGAAGAACATGAAAACTTGTTCATTCTTCCAGACGCGCAGCGCGATCCGACGAAGGGGTGGAGCACTTTACAGCGCCAGGAATACATCGAGTCTCTTCGATGCAAACTCACGGCGGATCAAAATTGGCTCATCAACGTCAACTCCGCGACGGATACGTACGAACTCCTCGACGCTGGGCACCGTCTCGAAACGGTCAAAATGTTTGACCGATCGGAGTTGCCGGCGATGGACGGGCGGTATTTGAAGGATATGAGTAAGAAGGAAATCTCGTATTGGAGACACAAAATATCTATCAATTTGTGCTTTTACTACGACCTCACTGCGGAGCACAGGCAAATCCTCTTCAATCGACGAAACCAAGGTCTGACTATGTGCGATGGTGAACAACTCAACTCTCGCTTGTTCACGTCTCCGTTCGTCAAGTACCTCAAGTATGAATTGTTACCGATGTTTCACGCACCTCTCACTCGAGTGTCGTCGACGATGAACGAACGAGAGAAGGAATTCTTTACACTCTTCCGACTCGTGAATCGCATTCTCAACCCGGGGACGACGGCAAAATCAAACAAAGACATTCTCGAAAAGGCACTTCCGGAGTGTGAGAGGCTCATGCTTTCATCGGAATGGCAGACGAAGAAAAAGAACGACATCATCAAGTTTCTCAACGCCCTCTTCCACGCGTTCGATCGCCGACTTGAATACGTCAACGCCAACATCAAGAAACGAAGCGCCGACGGTAAGAAAGAACTCAAGGAGAAAAATCTGTATTCGATCACGGAATTGTATGTCGTGCTCGATTGGTTCATGAACGAGTTTGAAAATTTTGAGGAATTCGTGAGATCCGATCTGACGACGCAAAAACTCATCTTCAAAAGTGCGATCCAAGAATTCTTGCTCATCGGCTGGAAGGGTCTATCACCGGAAGACAAGACGCGCTGGTGCGAAAAGTGGTCGCACGGTGCGGACTGTGGGCGTAACGTCGATCACTCGGTCAAAAAAACCGCCGCACTGCACGAGTGGCTGACCCTGAACTTCGCACGCATGATTGAAAATCACGCGAACATGAGTCGAAAAAATGTGACACCCAAAAAACGAGGGTTATTCCGACTTTAAAGACTTTTTAGTCTCCAGTGAACGATATATATGCAATAAATAAGTACTCTCACATGCCGACGCTCGACCTCGACGCGATATGCAACCCACCGCCAACTGATTCCTACAAGTACGAGCCGGCGCCGATCTATCGCTTCGACGACTACATCGCGCTCTACGAGCGACACGCTCGTGCCGAGGGACGGACGTTCGATCCGACGCGCTTCGACCCCGAAGTGTACCGGCAAAAGTCGCCACCGCCACCAACGGTCGAATGCGAAAAATTGGCATGGAGAACGTTTCACGACGCCGTGCAACTCGACGTACAGCTCGTCGTCGATGAAGAGACCGACTACGTGACGATCGTCGTCGGCAGCGTGCTGAACGATCTTTTCACACAGTACTGGTCGAAGTCCGAGCAACCACCGCTCAAAGAGCTCGTCGTTGCATTCAAAAAACTTGGGGCGGATGATGCTTTTTTGAAAAAAATCATCAAACGACACGATAGAATTCGGTCTGTATGCGAGAAATTCGACCTCGACAAGGTTTTCAAACCGAAAGCCAAGCCCAAGCCCAAAGCTAAAAAGGCGAAAAAAGAGGAGGAACTACCGCTTCCGACTGAAGATGAAGATATCATCGCCGAAGACGTGGGCGAAGACGATCGCGACGACGACGAAGACGAGGACGAAGACTTTGAAGGCATGGACGTCGAAGAGAATGAAGACGACGACGATCAGGCGGTGGACGATGAAGAATTCGTGGACATGGAAGACGATGAGTAATTTCCTGTTGTAACAATAAGATGTTCAGTACGTACGCGATCAACATGGACACACAGCCCGAACGTTTCCTTACTCAGAGAGAATATCTCAGACAGACTGGAATCGAGCCAATACGCGTGCACGGCTACGCGTACCACGAGATTCAAAAACCCGAACTCGAACGATTTTTCAAACCACACGCCCGAGCGATCATGCCGAAGAGTAACATTGGGTGTTGCTATTCGCACCTGAAGGCGTTGGAACACTTTCTCACGCATGGAATCAGCCCCGTCGCGCTCATTCTCGAAGACGACGCGTACCCACTCTTCATCGATCGAAGATATCTCGAAGACAAACTCAGGGGCGACGATTTGCAGTGGGATTTCTTATTCCTTCACTGCGACGGGTTCTGTCCAGAGGGTGGTGGTGCACCGGGTCGAATGTCCGCATCCGCGGCTGCGTATTTCGTCACGAGGGACGGTGCGCGCAAAGCGTTACTGCACAAATATTCCGATCATTTCGACATGGATTCATCTCGTATCCCGGGTGTGCGGAAAATCATCGACGGCAAGAATTCGTTTTGGACCGACGAGGACAATGTCATGACCCAAGAGAAGAGCACAAACAGGAATGTCCGATACTGTCCCGACGCGCTGGTGAAAATCAAGGGCAATCGCGGTGAAAAGAATCTGTGCCACGCCTTGGCGTATCGACTGTTTCGAATCGGACCGTTCACGGTGGACTCGATTCACGTTCTCACCGCGATAGCATGTGGACTCGGTGTGATGATGCTCAGATGATTAAAGAGTGATCACGTAATCATGTGAGATGGAATTCATTCGCAAGCGTTTGGCGTTGGGACGTGAAAAATATGGACACGGTGTTCGAACGATCGACAATCCGAGGACGTGGGGCACGGACAAGGACAGTTGGCTCGAGATGGCTGAAGAAGAATTCGCGGACGGCGTGGTGTACATCGTCGCCGATTACATTCGAAACTTCGAAGCACCGAGTGATCGCGACGACGATAATGACCGAATCCTCGAACTCCTCGAGTGCCCGTCGCTCGTGAAGAGTGAATCCCACCGACGGAAAATTGAGACGCTCATGAATTTAATTTCAAGTGCTATATAAATGCAGATCAAGAACATATTTTCACCGATCACGGCGCCTGCGGAGTCCGTGCTCAGAGCGCAACCCATCGTGTTCACGCTCATCATTCTCTACCAAGGTCTCTTCTCTGGAAACGCCATCTCTATCCCGAAGAATCTTCAGAGAATGTTCGATAGTCGAATCTTCCGTTACATTTCGATCGTCGCGATCGCGTTAAGTGCGACGCAAGACATCGAATACGCGCTCGTCTCCACGTTCTTATTCCTTTTGATCATGTACGTCATCAAAACACCGGAGGAGCGAAAAAAGACTGGATTTATTTAAATTTTGAAATTTCAAAATTTTCCCGCCAAAAAACAAGATCAACCCTACGCCCCTTGAGGCGCGCCATATCCGCGCGCGTCATGGTGCGATCACCCGTGCGCCCGAAGAAGCGTCCGCAGCCGTGGACTTGCGAAGAACACAGCGCGTTCCTCATGGGTCTGAGCACCTTCGGAAAGGGCAGATGGAAAGACATATCCACACACTACGTGCCCTCGAGAACGTGCGTACAGGTCGCGTCCCATGCACAAAAATATTACGAGCGCAAGAAATCGGATCCACGGAAGCGACGACGGCGACCCAACAGCGTATTTGAGACCGCGCTCGTTGAGGGATCGGATGAAAGTCCGTGTCTCACACCACGGGAGATGTCCGAACTACCCGAGTCCGAGAGCCACGACACGGAGGCGCCGGACGAGCCGTCTCCGGGTCCGCCCGTGGATAACACCTCGCTGCCAGCGCTGGATCACCCTCAATTCATCTACATATCGCCTTTACTCTTATATCAGTACTTCCTCATGACACATAGTATGTCACATTTCTACACTATTCCTAAACATCGCTATCCTTTGTATTCACAACATTAAGGAAATTACTGTCTCATACCCCCAAGTGCGCTCTTGATCGAAAATTTACATACCCGACTAAATTACCAACATGCTGGCTGCAATCTGGTCTGATTTAGACAAACTTCAAAAAGAACACAACGATGAACACGAAAACGAAAAGCCGGCACAACACATTTTGGTGAAGAATTTCTGCGTGGAATGTCAGGGGGTGAAGGTGATCTCACCCGAAGGATTGCCGACGTGTTCGGCGTGTGGTCTCATCGAGGACTCGTACATCGACCAATCACCGGAGTGGACGAGCGGACTCACGGACGACGGTCGGGTATCTGACCCGAGTAGATGCATACACCCGAATGCGAATCCTGATCTCTTCAGTGCGTCGTGGGGGAAGTCGACGGTGATGTCGACCAGGGCGAAGAAGGTGTCGAGATACGAGAACAGGCGTTTGTCTCGAATCAATTTACACATGAGCATGAATCACAAGGATCGCACGCTATATCACGCGTATAAGGAAATCGACGAGGCGTGTCACTTACATCTTCCCGATAACATCCTTTCCGACGCGAAACGATTCTACAAATTTTTCACACAAGAAAAACTTACGCGAGGTGGCGTGAGGAAGGGAGTCAAGGCTAATTGCGTGTTACTTAGTTGCAAACACCATTCGTTCCCTCGAAGTGCGGAGGAGGTGGCGAATATGTTCCACATCGACATAAAGGACGTCACGCGGACGGCACAATTAGTTCGAGACGTCATGCGTGGCGATACCAAAGTGGAGACGGTGAACGCGAACACGTCGACGGCGACGAAACCGCGGGACATCATGCAGCGTCTGCTCAATAATTTTGAAACGAACAGGGAACAGAGATACGCGTGTAATAAGCTGTGCACGGAACTCGAAGATTGTGTCGAGCTCATGTCGAAGACGCCGAAAAGCGTCGCCTCGACGTGCATCTACATGACCATGAGCGACCAAGTGACGAAAGCGGGTGTGTGTGAAATGTGCGGATTGAGTGTCCCGACACTCAATAAAATAGAGATCATCATCAAAAAGCACTTAGAGTCAAAAATGTAATTTCACTAAAGCATGTCCGAAATCAAACTATTTGTGAGCACACCGTGCTACGGCGGGCAATGTCTCGACAAATATTTCACGTCGATGATTCGTCTTCAGATCCTTCTTATGAAGAAGGGGATCCAAATGTACTTGGACACGACGGAGAACGAGTCACTGGTGCAGCGTGCGAGACAAGTCGCATTGGCAAGATTCTATCAAAAAACAGACGCGACGCACTTCCTTTTCATTGATGCTGATATCGAGTTCGATCCACAATCGGTCATCGCCTTGCTCGAAGGTGGGCACGACGTGAGCTGCGCGGTCTACCCGAAGAAGGTCATCATGTGGGATCAATTGGAAAAGGCGGTCAAAGAAAACGACACCCGATCGCCCATCATGTTGAGCTCATCCCTCGTGATAAATTTCGGCGCGTCACAGCGACCGGTCGAGAACGGGTTCGTCGAAGTGCTCGACGCCGCGACGGGCTTTCTTCTCATCAAGAGAGACGTCGTCACGCAGATGCACGCGGCGTACCCGGAACTGTATTGCGTCAATGATCATCAAAACGCAGATTTCAAAAACTACTACGCCCTGTTCGACTGCATGATTGATCCCGATTCCAAGCGATACCTGAGCGAGGATTACAGTTTCTCGAGGCGTTGGCAAAAGATCGGTGGAAAGGTGTACGCCCACGTGCACACCACACTGGGTCACGTGGGAAATTTACCGTTCGTTGCTAAGATGGATGACCGGCTTAAAAGCGAAACCGTAGCATGATGTAAATGAAGTTCACCACGGTCATCGTCACCAGAAATTCCGCGGCGCATGTGAAAACGCTTCACACCGTGCTCAAGCTAAACATCCGAACGATCCGGGCTGGTATTCAGAATGAACTTTGTTTCGTGAACGACGACCCGTTCGAGATCGCAGACGTGATTCAAGATCGCATGAAAACGTGCGATCGAATCGTCATGATCCACTACGGCGTCAACATCGACGAGGCGACGATTGATTACTTCTGTGGCGATCGCGCACTCGAAGGCGTCGGCGTGCTCGTGTTTCCCGCGGCGAAGGAGAAAATCGACTGGGACAGATTCACACAGACGACGCAAGGCGGCACGACCGAACCCATCCACCAGCGCGCGCTTCACTTCGACACGGAGGTTCGCCAGGAAATGTCCAAGAGTCTTTGGTCGGTGAGCGCCACGGAGGCGAAATCATGGGTCATGAACTGCAAGAACGTTCGCAAGAAGGTCGACAAGATCTTCGTCGGTAAATCGGGGCGCATGTTTGAAAAATTCAAGGAACAGGGTGTAAAGATCGTCGCGTACACAGCCGCAAATGTGACTATGACTTTCGCACACGAGTGCGTGTCAAATATTTTACAAAGTTCAGGTGTCCGAACAGAACAGCACGCGAGACCTTTAGAGACATGACGTCATTGTAAGACACACACATGATTATCACACGCGATTCCCCCGTGCATGCGCACGTCACTGCCTTCATCGCGTGGGTGTTCGGAAGCAACCCCGACCGCTTCCCGGGGTGTCAACCGATCAGCATCGAGCGTCGACACTTTCGGACGTTGACGTCGAACGATTACGTCGTGACCGAGAAGACGGACGGACTTCGACAGTTCGTGGTCGCTTTGAAAATCGGTCAGCAGCGCAAGACATTCATAGTCAACAGGGCGTTCGATGTGATCGAGGTGCCGCTGCGACTCGGTCCGAAGGCGTATGACGGGACGATCCTCGACGCGGAACTTCTTGGCGCACACCTATACGTCTTCGACGCGATTTACATGGACGGCGCGGCGTGTGGACACCTGGACTTTCTGTCCAGACTCGAACGACTCGAAGGCTTCATGAACCGGGTCATATGCATGAAGGGTGACCCGTACAAGCTCCGACTCAAACAGTTTCACGTGTTCGTCGATTTCGCGCGCTTCGTGGACGAGTACTTACCCTCGATCTCATCGGACGTCAAGGTAGACGGCGTGATATTCATACCCGTTAGGGAAATGGTGAAGATGGGCACCCACGAGACGATGTTCAAATACAAAAATCTAGAAAAGAATACGATTGATTTCAAACTCGAGTGGGATCACACTCGAACGATTTGGCGATTGTATTTGCAAGATAAGGGCAGACCAGTGTACGAACTGGACACACCCGCGAACGAGCCGTGGTTCAAGAGCGGCATGGTGGTTGAGTGTGGATACGACGCCTCGCGGGACGCGTGGATTCCACAGTTTGAACGGACCGACAAAAATTTCCCAAACAATCGACGGACGTACTATCGCACGCTCGTGAACATAAAAGAAAATCTCCAACTCGATGACTTTAAAGAGTTAGCTAGATCTATCTTGTAAGATGACCCGCGGCTTGTTGAACACCGGCAACACGTGTTGGTTTAACACCTCACTCCAATGCCTGTTGCACGCTGCACCCCTGACGGATCACTTCTTGCGGATCGGATACGAAGGAGACTGTGCCTTCACCTCGCTCTACGCAAAGTTCGTTCGCGGGTACTGGAGCGATGACGGTGAAACGTATGCCCTCAGCGCCCAACCTCTTTTGCGATCTTTCCGTGAAAAGTTCCCAAGGTTCGACGCCGGACGACAACACGACGTGCAAGAGGCGGTGCTCTGCGTCATAGACATCCTAGAACGAAGCGTCCCGAGCATCAAACACTGGTTCTACGGTGTGAAGAAACAAGAAACCGTTTGGCCGGGTGGACGATCGGATCAGGAAGAAACCTTCGGCGTGCACATACTGAACGACGATGGTTCGAAGGACATGAAGAAGATGCTCGCGAAGACGGTCGAGTGGACGATCCTCGACGATTACGACGGGCACCGCGTCGCGTCCACTCGTTCGGTGTTCAACAAAATGCCAAAGATATTCATCGTGTCGTTCGATAAAAAGAGTACGGTCAAACCCGTGTGTACTATACACGTCGGAGGACTCACGTACATGCTCGTCGCGTCCGCCATACACGGGGGCGTTCAGTGGGGTGGACACTACGTCGCACTGGTTCGCGACTCAAACGATGAGTGGTCATTCGTCGACGATGACTCGACGCGAAAATCAACGACGCCGACGATGGACGGTCATTACCTGATGATATACATAATACGATGAATTTGAAATTTCAATTTATATCATGACCCTGTGAATCATCCGACGACGGGGCGTGCGTCACTTCGCGACGCACGCGACACCCGATGGTTGTCATCGAACGATCGAAAAGACGACGAACGGTGATCTCCTACGCAGAGCCCGACTACTCTGACTCTGACATCGAGACGTCCGATGACGAGAGCGACGACGATCCGACGGACCGGAAATACGTTCCCTCGATCGCGGATGAGGACGACGATGAGGACGACGATGAGGACGACGATGAGGACGACGATGAGGACGTGATTTCAGAGATGCAATCCGACAAACTCCGACAACAAATCATGAAAGACCAATGGCTTTTCTACACGACCTTCAACGATATCACCCACGCAAAAGTGGTGGAGTGTCTCCGGTTTATTCACAACGCCAAATCTTTTGGTGAATATGTACCACCACATGTTGATGAGCATAATTTGGGTTTTATATGCAACAAATTGCTGGAAAAATATGATGCAACTAAGTTGTCAGAAATTGGTGGCGTTCCGAGGGCGTTCATGTGCCAGCAATACGTATGCAAGCTGTTCGCTTGTTTATTATTGGAAGTCATACCGAATTTGATCAGATCAAAAATGAATATCATGCGAACGCTACCGGGCTCGATCACTGACCCACTCTCTCAAGTCGTGAATGCTGACCCCACGAAGGAAGCGGTGTGGGAAGAAATCAAAGCACACATGAACGCACTCGACGACCCAGCGGCATACATCAGAAGGTGTGTCGGTGGTGCCGTCGCGTACCTCATCACTCACAGGGGCGGTATTCCGGGGGACTATCAAGATTTATTCCTCCCTCGGCGTCTAAACCCCGCAGAAGGACCGGAACCGAGGGACGGTGGTCCACGCATGCTTGGAGCCTCTCTGAGAACCCCCATGAATGGCGATTTCAGCAAGTCAAGGATTCGCATACAGGTGTACCCAACGACCGGTGACCCATTTTATATCAACATGCTCGTGGACACCACACGCGTCGAATATGATACTCTCTTGGACAGGGCTATGGAAAAATATGAAGACGTCAGATCTGAAATGCAAGGACGACAGTGGACGCTCCTGTGGTCACCGTACGTGTACCTTGGTCACCATTGGAATCCACGCGACAACACGCCATTCGTTAGAATTCAGAAAGGGTTCACCACACACGGGAAACGCGTCTGGGACACTCGTGGCATCTGTTGCGCCGTCGAATCGACCGAAGGTTTGCAAATACACTCACCCGACACATCGATCACCTTGGGTGAAAGCCAAATCGATGTGTCGAATGAAAACGAAGCAGTTGAAGCATTCATGAAACACATCGTTGAAAATGCCACGGATGATTGGTGGGATCGTAAAAGCGGTCTTATGCTTCGATTGGAGTTCTATGTACAAAAATATTACCAAGTCTATAAGGGGGGTAATACCAAACGCAGTCTGGAAAAGACAGTGCAATCTCTGCGAAGAAAAGTCACCCTTGCTGTGAGATGTATAAATAGACGATATCGTAAAGGGTTCAAAGCAGACTTTACAAAGGGTATTAGACCCCAGATGTTTGTACACGCTTTCAAGACACTGAAATTAGATTTCGATTACACGTGCACCGCGTACACCGTTTGATAGTCACACTAAAATTAAAATGTAATGACAAGTCATGACTAGTCGCTCATACTCTAACGTCGCGGTTGGTACGAGCAAGAAAACGTTCCGGGAATTCGCGGACATGGTGACCGCCAAACCCAATCGATTCGTCGTGAACGCGCAGAGATTGAAACAGTGGTATAACTGGTACGGGACATCGTCGTTAACCAACAACAAAAAACATGCTATGATTAATCGTGCGTTGAAAAGTCAGGCGCACATGAAACTACTGCCGAGCATGCGGGACCAGACCGCGGCAAATTTCATCACTCGAATCACGAATTACTACAGACCGGACAACGCAGACATTAGAAAAATCAAAAGTATGTTGATTGGTCAAAACAGTGGTACGAGGGCGAGACTCGAAAGCATCATGAGTTCGAATGCGAGCAACAAGGACGATCGAATTTTCCTCGCGCTCAAATCCAGAAACGTTCGCGACAGACTTTTGAACGGGAGTTCTGCGGGACTCAGTAACGAACAGCTGAATCAAAAACTCATTGAGCAGGGTCGACCACTTCGGAAGTATAAGAAGAATCGCGTGCACACCCAAGTGCACATTCACGGTGGTCGCGGCGGAGAGGGGGGGAACGCAGGCAAGAATGGAAAAATTGGACAACCGGTCCGCGTCTCCGTCGCGGGGAGTGGCATGCATAACAACGTTCCCAAATTTCGCAACAACAACGCCGCGCGAAACAACAGGAACGTCATCAAAAAGGTGAACATTATCGGTGGTCTCGGTGGACGTGGCGGTGTGGTCGGCGTGGGTGGGAACGGGGGCGAGGCGGTCTCCGTCCGGGTGAATTGATGTAAATTAAAATTTCAAATGCAACTTAAACACCACGTGACATGGGATCACAAGAGAAAATGGACGTCCAAGCTATCGTCGATGCCACACACGGGATGTTTGATCAGTATAAAGACGTCCCAAACACTGAGGTCGAAATACGACTTGGGCGAAAGAACGGCACATTTTTCGACACGAACGTCGGGGTGGATACGTTCAATCGTCTCATGGAAAGTCTTCGACAGTACGACGGATGGGAATCTCACGTCGCGTCCACGGCGGATGTGTACTACAACGACGAGTACGGGGTTCGAATCAGTGTCGACGGACAAACGGGGCAACAGTCCATGGTCCAGAAAGTCGCGGTGCTCAAAGAAGATTTCACACACACCGGCGCACCGCTCGACGTTCGATTCGCCATCAGCACGGAAACCCCGGTCATCGGGCAGTACGAGATGAATCGTAAGAAGATTAAGCAGCGCGTCTCGTTTGTTCGCAAGGGATTGTCCATCGACATGACGATGTCTCGGGGCGATGCCTCGGACCCGGATGCCGAGGAAGACGTCAGTTATCAAGTAGAATTAGAGATCATTCACCCGTCGAGCGTGGACTGTGTGGAGCAGTTTTACAACCACGTGTGGAAGGTGAACGACCTCTTAAAGATTTTGCAATAGTGTAATTCAAGAGCCATGTACCCCGAACAGATTTCCCTCCACGGTCTCGCCAAATACTTTCGATCCACGGGTGCGAAAGATCACGCCTCGTTCTGGATCGAAGGCGCGTCGAACATCGTCGACAATTTCCTCGAGTGCCTGTCTCTCACGGACTATCAACCGACCATTCGCGACATCACCGAATTCGCGAGCGAGCGTGAAGAAGAGATTCGCGCACTGTTCGAAAAGCATGGATCCGATAAATTCATCCACAAGTACTACAAGTTCTACGCGCACGCACTCCAAGACAAGCGTGACATCGACATTCTCGAATTCGGTCTGGGCACGAAGAATCCCGCGTTTGCGTCGACCATGTACTTTTATAAACAAGATGCGAACTTCGACTCCACGCCCGGGTCGTCGCTCCGCGCGTTCAGAGATTTCGTGAAAGACAGTCGGGTGTTCGGAGTCGAGATCGACAAGGACATCCTTTTCGAAGAGGAGGGAATCAAGACGCAATTCGTCGACCAATTACAAAGACCGACCGTCGACGCCATCTTTCCAGGACAGGAATTTGATTTCGTCGTGATCGATGGCTTACACCAAGTGACCGCGGACGTCAATTCCGTACTCTCGTCGCTTCCACGGGTCAGGTCTGGCGGTGCGATCGTCGTCGAAGACGTGTGCATTCTCGAGAATTGGAAGATCATCGATTCCATGCTGCGCCAGAACAAAGACGTCGCCAGCACGTTCTTCATCAAGGACGACGACACCGATTCGCATCTCTACGTGATTCAAAAAAAATAACCATGTGAATATTACATGCTGGCTCTGATACTGATCGCTATCGCACTTTTCCTGGCATTGGAGAACAAAGATCAAACGTCCTCCAGCCCGGAACAGGCGATGCAACAAGACCGAATCACACCCGAACGCATTCGTCGCTTCAAGCAACTCGACACGGAGTTCCGTCGTCTCGAGATGGAGAGTGACGTCACGAAAGTGTCACAACTGTCGCGCGCGCTCGCAGTGTCCCAAATGATCAAGGAAGAGTTTCCCGAGTACGACTGGGGCTTCCACACGACGATACTGAACCGGATCGCGGAACCTATGAAAAATTAAACTCGAAATCGTGCACGAAGAGTGCACCTATGATGTAAGTGATCTTATCTCGATATCGCATCGACTCCATGTCCCTATAATTTTCCAACACGAATAGTATGAGATCGTGATCGTTCGAGTCTCGATGTTCTTCGAGCCATTGTCGAGGATTGTCACACGTATAGAAATCTGGCGTAAACATGTATCTTCGCTCGAGTCGGGACATTACCTTGTCGTCGCGCCCGTGTCGTCCCCACTCGATATAGTCACACGTCGTCTCGATCAGACACTCCATCAACTTCTCGCGCGTCGATTCACTCCAAACTGTTGGATTTTCGTCGACGACGAACGGTCGTCCACGAAATTCGAGGTCTCTGAGTCGGGTCAAAACTTCCTTGCGCACGCTTCGAAACATCATATGTAATACATAAAACTAAATATTTGTGAAATTATACCACGTATTTGAGCATGGAGTCGTATAAAACTTCCCTGGTGTATCTATCTCGTCTCAAATCCTTCCACATGTTCACTAAGCCCCTCTTCAGCCCGTCGGTGATCGTCTTCTTTGGCTGTCCGTACACATTCAGTTGATCATCCTTCAGAAACGAAATCGCCTTTTGAAGATTTTTCACGTCCGACACGAGATCCTTTCGCGCGAATTTCCCGTACGTCGTCATCCACGTTTTGCCGAACATCTGCACCAAATCGTTCCGGATCCCCTTCTCAGTCAGGTCTGGTCGCGACGGTACTCGGGTGTTCCTCGACGGCGACGATCCATTTTTCGGGAACGCCCGTTGAATCGCGGCACAGAGTGCGTCCTTCTTCAACTTCTCGTGCATGACTCCCAGACTCTTCGCCACCGCGACGAGTTCCCCTTTCTTTATCAATTTCGACGAACACTTTTTTGAGCCGACGTAAAGCGTAGACCCAACCCACGAAATTTTCGGCGCGTTCACCACAGCCTTCTTCACCGGTCTCTTCGGTGACGCGAACGGCGCGTTCGACGTGCGAATGATACCGTCCAAGAACATCTGATACAACACCATGTTCACCGCGGCGTATCCACGCTTGACCGCCTCGAGCGATTTCGCGCCCGTCAGCGTCACCGTGCCTCCCGCATACAACTGCACGGTGTGCTCTCGTATTTTGAACTGTATGAAATATTGTTTCATCTCTGGTTCATAACTCAAGTCATTCTTCTTCGACTGGTGTAAATATCTAAGCGCCGTGGACGGGGTGAACGTGCCGTTGTGCTTCCACTGCGCGTTCACGCTCTTGAGTTCCACGCGACCTAGGAACACTCTCCGACCTGGGAGGTAGTTGAACACCACCCAATCGCGAACCTTGACCAGCACGTTGACGTCATCCTTCGGAACTGCCGCAGTGATTCTCACCGTGCCGGTCTTGTATGCGTACACGTCCACCGCGTGAACCCTGGACTTGGACTTGTCGTCCACGAGTTCGACCCTGAAGCGCACGTTCGTGATGTCGGCTTCGCTCGCATTACCCGCGATTTTGTCGATTCCCGCGTCGTGCTTCGCGAGCACCTTCACGCCTCGCATCGCGAACACGGTCACCATGCGAACGCGGTAATTTCTATTTCCATGAACGATCGGTTCAAACGAAAGCTTGGGTTTCTTGACCAACGCTGACCGGAGATTCACGGTGGTGTCCGCGACGGCGGGCTTCGAACTCATATTGACGAGCTTGTACTCAAACGGTGTCATCATCAGCTTGCCCGTCACGGGCTTCGGACGTAGCGGTGACATGGGTGCCGTCGAAGTCTTCTGCGGCGTTTTGAATGGGGACGGCTGCGATACCACGCAGCTCCCCCTGATCACGCGCGGAGGTGACATGCTCTTCGCACGCAGGTGGCTCTGCTGACGCATCGGGGACAGGCTCAGACTACGGCTGTTCGTCATGGGAGATGGAGTTTTCGATGGCGTCGACGACGGTCGCATGTGCACGTCTCTGACGACTGTTACACCCGACGACTTGATGAAGTTCTGCAGATTACTTTTCATAAGTTACAATTAGACAAGTTTTTTAATTTTGTAGCTCTATGGTCAGTCCATATATGAACGGTTCGTTCTTGTAATGGTTGCCTTGCCAGACCATGGTCATATTTTGGACCGTCAGATCTCTAGAATTAAACGCACCCGCGTATGCATCCGGGTTGAACTTGGGATTGCCCAAATTATTCAGTGTGCAGTGGTTCTTGTACTGCATGACAAACACCTTCTGTGGCACGCACAAGTCCTTGCCGTACACCACCTCGGGTTGTTCCAAATAATTTGTCAAACTCGACACGTTCATCGCCACTTGCTTCTGCACGCGCTTGAAGTACGGCGGGGTGACGTTCCAAATGTCCTTCCCACTGTACTTCTGACTGTAATCGATGTACGCCAACACGCATTTGTAGAGAATCGCGGGCAACTCGTCGTGTAACTTTTGATCCAAATGCGGATCCACCACGTCGTCCTTGACAGTCTTCCCAAAGCTCCACGTGAGCAGGCGTCGCAGAATGGATCCACTGTTGTCCCTGTACCCGGGCACCTCGTTCCCTGCTAAAATACCCGGCGTCTTCCACGTCATGTTCATCGGCGCCTTATTCTTCACGGCACACGACACATCCTCACCGGACACGAGCGACTGGAACTCCGTTTGCTCGAGCTGCAGCTCGCCGGAGATTTCTGGACTAATGAACATGAAGCCGTTCGCAATACTCGACAGCCCAAACTTGCGCTCGATGTTGTTCGAGAGCGTGCGCACGTCCTCGGAGTCGTAAAACTTGCGGAAGATCTTCGTGATGAGCGTGGACTTCCCCGACCTCGCGACGCCCTTGAGGTATGGGATGATTTGCCACGAATCCAAATCGTTCACGTCGAAGAGCAAGCGACCACCCATGCAGTACAACCATTTGCACGCGTCCTCGTCGAAGGCTTGATAGTCCATGATGTTTTGCATGTGCGGGGTCGGAACGTCCGTGTACCAATCGAGCACGTTGTATTCCTCGAAATACTGATCGAAGAACTTTGCCGCGACGATCGTGGGATCCAACGCCATGTATTCCCGAGACTCGTAAGGGTAGAATCGACACCCATACACGCCCTTATTCGGAAGCCACTCCTTGGCGTTGAAGAGTCCGTTCTTGAACGCGAACACGTGTCGATTCTTCTGGATCTCCGGAAACTGGTGATCTACGCAGTTGGACAGGTGATTGATGACGTCTTTGAAACCCGATCCCTTGCTCGTCAAATCTTTCCACATCTCGTAATTGTCCTCCTTCGACGCGCAGTGATAAACGAATTCTTGGATCGTGTACACCGGCATCCACGCCCGCGTCGGCTTTCCTTCGGACAGTCTCTGCACGCACACGTTGTCTTTGTATCGCCGCATCCCCTTCTCGTACAGCTTCGACAAGCACCCCACGATGGCTCGCTGATACGGTGACATCTCCTTCAGTGACGACTCCAACATGGGCATGGGGGTGCCGTCGAAATATTCCGGGTCGATGTCGAACTTGAGTGGACTCTCACGAGGCTGTGTGATGCGTTGCGCGTGCATCACGTGTAGCCGAACGTTCTTGAACGCATCGTTCACCTGTTTCATCAAGCGCGTGTGGCGCTCGCCCAGCTCCAAATCGTCGTCAGGGAGTCTGTACTCCGCCATGTCCAACGCCTTGATGCGCGCTCCGACGCTCTTGAGTATGCGAATCTCCCGTGATCGCTTCTCATCCACGGTCGTGATGACCGCGTGTCTGGGAAACCCCGCGGGTGAAAGCTCGGCACCGTCGAAGAATTGCTCGTACCCGAGTCGACACGCGAAGTGAATGTCGGCGCGTTCTCTCGTGAGCCACCACTTGTGCTCGAGCCATGAGACATACCTCAAGAGTGTTTCAGCGTCAAGAGTCTGAATCCTCGTGTAGTACGTTTCCATTTCAGACTCTTCACGGTCGGCGTCTTTGTCGACGAAATGCATCTTTCCCTCCTCTGCCGTCGTCATGACCTACTTACCTCACATTAAATTTATTCCTCTAAGAGAGCTTTGACAAAATTTTGATGAGTATTTTGTTTTGGGTGTTCATCTCCTGGGCGATCGCGCAGAGCGCAGAGCACACCGTGTCACCGTCCGGAGTCATCAAAACGCTTCCGAGGAGGTCGGTGACGTCCGGAATTTCGTCGTCGTCGTCGTACACCATCTCCTCTTCGTCGTCGTCGACGTCGACGTCGTCGTCCGAAAAGTCTTCTTCGTCGTCTTCGATGGATCGGTCATCATCCTCAACGATTTCACCTTCTTCGATTTCGCGCTGATCTTGCTTAGACATTTACAGAGTACGTAGAAAAGAAGAGTTGCTGAAGTAACGCGATCAGGTAATGGAAAGCATGATACGAAGCTTGAGACAAGAAATTACCTCCATACACAACACCCTTAAACATTCGTTCTTCCCGAGGAATGGATCTGAGTCATCCAAGTCGGGAAGGAACTACGAGCGCAAATGCTTCGACAACGTGAACCACAACACTTGCGCCCTGGAGGGACACAGTCGCAAGGGGAACGACATTCGGTGTCGGTACGGAGACATCGAGATCAAAAAAGCCATGACACCCGACTGGGGACAGGAGAAGCTGAAGTTTCAAAACGGGCGGTGGACCGGCACGTTTCCACACATCGACAAAATTAGAATCCCGAAACTCCCACCTGATCTCACCCGACACAAACTCATGAAACTGAAGCAGACGAACCCCCTGTACAAAGATCAATACATCGACGTGGACGACGACTCGATCCAGAAGTATTATCAAAACAAAGGCAACGCGTACATTCAGATCGAAGGGTACGGACTGTACCACCTCGGTCGAGATCCAGCCAACCTGGGCGTGCCCGAATTCAAAGTGAAACAACGCATGCGTGTTCGAGTCAAGACGCACACGAAGACCAGTTTCTCGGTGACGTGTGCGTTCCAACCCGTGAACATTCGAGAGTTGACGCTAAGTCCATACACACTGGACGAGCCCGATAAAACACCAAAGGGTTTAAAGGAATGAGGTGTGGACATGACATGAAATCGCCACTGCGATATCCAGGTGGGAAGACACGGGCGTGCAAAACCCTACTGGACATCGTCGATCGAGAGGGGCTCGACACCTCCGAAGTCGTCTCGCCATTCACCGGTGGGGCGTCGTTCGAGTTTTACCTCCGTGAAACACGAGGCGCGAGACTCGTACTCAATGACAAGTTTACACCTTTAGCGACTTTCTGGACCGCGTGCAAGCACGACAAGGATCGATTGTGTGCGGTGCTCGAAGACGCACGCGCGAAAGGTGTCACCAAAGATGATTTCAAACGCATGCGAGACACGATCATGGACGAAGCGGATACACTCGAACGTGCGAAGAAATATTTCGTCATCAATCGGTGTTCGTTCAGTGGCTCCACACTCTCCGGTGGGTTCTCCGAGGAGTCATCCAAGAAACGATTCACAAAGTCATCGATCGATCGGGTGCGGGCGCTGAATTTGTCCGATGTCGCGATACACGAGGACGATTTCGCGTCTTTTTTGAACGTCCACGGGAAGGGTAGGAAAGGTTTCGTGTTCGTCGATCCACCATACTACCTCGAGTCCAAATCGAAACTGTATGGTAAAAACGGTGACTTACACGAAAACTTTGATCACTCGGGGTTGCGCGAGGCGCTCGATCGTGTCGAACGCGACTGGGTGTTGACATACAACGACACCCCGTACATTCGCGAACTTTACAAAGATCATCGCATCGTCGACGTGTCGTGGACTTACGGCATGAATTCCAGTAAGGCGTCGTCGGAAATCGTCATCTTGTCGTCTTCTAGAGAATGTACGGGTGACGCTCTCTTTCCTCCTTCGTGCGAAGCAATTGAATGAGTCCCAAGAAAAGGAACGAGAGGAAAACCGCGTTTTCGATGTCCGGACTCGCGAGGAAACTTAACGTGAAGATTAAGAAGATCCGAGCTGGGACGGTTTGCATGATCGCTGTCAAACGCCTGGGTGTTTCGGTCACAGCCGACGTACGCGTGAGCAAAAGGGACAGGATTCCCAAAATTAAGGGATCGCGGAACCTGTTCTCAACCCCTGGGAAAAAATTAATGTTGGACCCGTTCGCGGCACGCATGTTCAGAATGCCCAACGCCCCGACGACTGTGAATGCCACCGGTAAAGCTAGGTCTCGCATGATTTGTAATATTACCCGAGAGATTGTTTTACAATCAACGGCAGCACCACGCTCATCAAATTCTTCGCCCGACTCTGCGACGTGTTCTTGCGCTCGACGACCACCTTGAACACCAAACGCGCCGCTTCGGGGAACATTTTTTCAAGCACGCTGAAGATGAACGACAAAAGTCGGAACGATGTCGCTCGAGAAGTACCTTCCCACGGAAGCATGGACACGAGACTGAGCACGACCATACCCAAGTAGTTGAGCGCGATTCCCGCTAACGAACGCCCGTGCACATTCGAGGGTAATGTCGCCATAAAGAATTCGTACGTCAACTGAGATTCCGTCGGGCTCGAACCGAACGCGCTCATCAACCGAGCGAAGATCGCACTGCGAGCGCCGCTGTCCGATCGCATCACGGCTCGGATCCACGGGGTCCTGCTGAACTCATTCAGTAAATCGTCCGCCGCACGGGGATTCTGGTACAGCATCACGACCTGAAATAAACTCGCCATCGTAGCCACAGCCTTGGCGAACTGCCCCGATGCGATGAACCCCCTGACTCGACTCGCGAACGCCACCGCCGATCGCTTCAGTTTTGGCGTCGCGTTCACGTCGTTGACTAGCGCAGTCTTGAACGAATGATTGATCGCATTCTTCGCGTTGTTTCGAAGTTCAAACGGGACGTTGTTCGCGTTAAAGAACGCATTGTTCAATGCGTTCTCGTCCTTGTAATTGTTTTGCCGAGACACCGCGCGCGTCGCCGAACTCTTGATCTTCCGCGCGTTCGTTCCACCGACCTTTTTCGCGATGTTGGCACGAATTTCATCGGGTGTCTTGGGTACGCGCTTGCCACCCACGTTTTTCGTGAGACGCACGCCGTACTTCTTTGCGAGTGATTTGGTGCTGACGTTCAACGCTACCATCTATAATTCCAGCAAAGATAATAAATAGATTTTGGATTTTCAATTTTATGATTTTAGTTGACAAAAATCAGAAAATTGACGTAGTTATTGTTATCAAAAAACAGCACACTGCTTAGTTGGAGAAGGCAAGACCCCCCATGCCTGATTGGATGCGGAGGATGTTGTAGTTAGTAGCGAAGAGGTGCATCGTCGTGGAGTTGCCCGTGTCCGCCTTGAGGGTGACGGCAACTTGCGCGTTGTCGATGCGGCTGAAGTTGCACGTGCCCGTCGGTTGGTGGGACTCCGGCTCGAGGGCGAAGGAGTACGAGTACACACCCGGGTACGGGGTACCGGAGTGGTGCACGAACGGTTGCACTTGGTTGAAGTAGCGACCCGGTTGTTCGGCGGCGCGGTCTTGACCGTTGAGGACCAACTTGAACATGGACAACGGACCGACCGAGCGGGTGGAGCCGGCGGCACCGTCTTCAACCCACTGGCAGGCGGAACCGTCGGTACCAACCTTGTAGAGCGGGGCGCCCGTACCTTGGGTGATCGGCACGAAGCAGTTGGAGTCCGCGAGCGCGGTCGGGTTGGACTCGAGGATGACGTCCGTCGCGGCGACGTTGGACGCGAAGTTCCACAAGCCGCGACCCGCCGGGCTGGAGGAGCCGAAGCACCAGACCAATTCCTTGACCGGGTGGTTCAAGGACAAGCGCACTTGCTTGGTGGCACCGGCATCGACGGTGTCCGTACCAGTGTGTTGCACTTGTTCGATCAAGTATTCGTGCGCCTTTTGGGAGAAACGGCGGCGTTCTTCGGTATCGAGGAAAATGTAGTTACCCCAGACCTTGAACGTGGA